CCATCATACGCACACCAAACCGTATGAGTTTCAGGGAAAATAAAAGATGCATAACACCATTTATCTATTTTTTCGCTACAAGATTTCTCAAGTTTACAATGCAAATCATATACAGTCAACGAAGCTTTTCCCTGTACTACAGGAGTGGGATCTTCTGATGATTGAATAGGATCTGTATGTTCGTTTTCCAAATTACTTTCCTCCTGATTAGAAATTTTATCTTTACTTGCCATATCTTTTGATAAAGCAAGAGCAAGATCGATATCATCCGGACACTTTTTTACCTCTGCGTATTCAAGCATTCCTGCCTGTGGAACAGCCGGTAAACTCTGATGAAGAAGACAATTTCCTATCCAGACAATAGATTTAAGTATTCGTCCTTGAACTGTTTTAATTGCTTCAAGAACCGTAAGCTCCCACGAGGAGGATACCTTATCTTCTGCCCATAATTTATCAAGAACTTTCATATATGAAGGAAATCTTGAACTCCATAATTTTGTTTTAATCATAACACAAGACTGTGGAGTGTCATAACCACTAACATTTCTTTCCTCAATATAGGCTTCAAGAATACTTCCTATTGGTATTGTTCCAAATTTAACCATTTCATTACCGTCTTCATCAGTAGTAATAAAACAATTGTGACCACCAAAATCAGATGGTTTTCCCGTAAGAGGATCATATATCATTTGGGCAACAATAGGACATCCAATAAGTGTATTAAGATTTTTTTCTCCTGTTTCTTTGGGTATTAATCGACCATTAAGATCGTACTGATCTAATATGCTTATAAGAAATGTAGCGAACTTAAAATCATTATAATCGGCTATTTCTATCGGTTTACCCAAAAGATTTATTTTTTCATTCTCCATGCTTTTCCTCCGGTTTTAAGTCGCCAAATTCAAAACGTATTTGTTTAAAATCTTTTTTATTGTTAATACAAAAAGAAAAGTCGGCGGTATATTTACCATCAACTTTTTTAATATATATTTCTTTGCCGCAACAGGGACAAAATATTTTAATTAATTTCATTTGCTTACATCCTTGTAATATTCTTCATCGTTGTTTTGCTTATCTGTATTATTGCTATCGGAAGGTCTTCCGCTGGGATTATCTCCAGATGAATTATATTGTGATGGATGTGGAGAAAATATTTCATCATAATTGTTTTCGTTCTCATTAATACGACGTTGACGTTCATCTTCAATAGATAAATTCAGCATTTCCATAGCTGTTTCACGTGAACAATTTAGTTTAGAATAAAGTAACTCAACTAAATCTTTACGCACACCTATATCCATAGCTTCTGCATCAATTATTTGTAATTTTGGCATATATTCAAAATCTATATGAGAATTTTCAAAAAGAACCTTATACCAATTAACAATGACTTCTTCGAGTTGTTCAGAAATGAAATTAATTGTTTTCATTAACTGCCCCAAACTGATATTTGCTACAGAAAAATTTGCATTATTATTATCAATAAAACCAATACCAAGAGTAGTCATTATCTTACTCCTGTATACATTAATTTTTTCTGTACTTGTATCTGTAACCTTACTTTCGACATAAGAAAGACTCTCAACTTGTGGTATCGCAGTGTAGACAACAGTTTTTTGTTTCCATGCTTGCATTAAATCATCATGTGCTTTAATGGCATATTCAAAAGCTTTCTTGTCATATTTTTCTCCCATAGTTTCTTTATGGACTTTTTGAAAAATAATTTTTTTAGCTTTTGCTTTAGCAGTTATATAATCTGTAGCTTCATAATTTTTTAACATAACTGCTGATTTTAATGCTCGAACAATAGGAGATACTCCATATTTACGACCAAGATTACCTATGCGTATAACACCTGTATATTTTGAATCAAGTATGCATACATTCTCTTTGTTTTTGTAAGCCTGATATACTTCATCGGGATAATTGTTTTTTATATCATCTTCAATATTTTTAAAGAATAACGCTTTGTTTTTTTTATTTTTTGTATAAGTTTTTTGCAATCTACTTGTGAGAGTATTCATATCAATACAAACAACAGGATTTCCACCATATGTATAATCACCAATATAAGCTATACCAAGAGGTAGTTTATCTACAATGTATGAAGAACCATTATATCTTAAATAATATATAATATTTCCTTCTGCATGAACAATTGGAATAGTTTCACGTATAAGCCGTTCGATGTTTATTTGAGCATTAAAAGCTTTTATTTCCGCTTTTACTGTTTCAAGTTTTTTATTTTTATTACGCTGTTCGGAATAATCTTCAAATGACAACCGATAATTAGTGTTTAAATTACTCTCAATTGCTTCCTGTGTTTTTCCAATAATATCGTCAGTAATGATAAATTGACGAACATAATTAATTCCCTCAAGAGTTTTTGAAAGATCAGATTGAATACCATTCGCAAGCTCGTCTATAGTATCAAGCGTTATATCATCATTTGCAGAATTTTCACTTGTAAAAGGAGAATACATTTTTTCTGTAGTTGGATACTTTTCTAATGCAGCCTTAATAACTTTTTGTTCAAACGATTCAATGTCATTTTTATATGAAGTGACAATTGTTGTATCTGTTAATTTTTCCGGTATAGTTGCTATAAAATCATCACCAACTATTTTTGTAAAATTTTTATTGTTCATAATTCTCCTTTCATTTAAAATTCAATTGATGACACACATGCTTTATATTTCGATAAATCTTCGTCGTTCGTCTCAGATAATAATTCCTGTTCGCGTAATGAAATAAAATAATTACCATATGAAACCGAAGTATAACGGTCTTTACGATTTGCTCCAACCTCTGAAACTTTAATTAAACCTGTTTGCTCCATACGTTCATATTGAAGATTTGCAGATTCACTTACAAACATTTGTGTTTCAAGGAATGGCTTTTCATAAAATAACTGCATTTCAATATCGTTAGATATCATATATTCTTTTATATTTGAAAGAACTTCTTCTTTTGCATCGTTATAATTAATAAGAAAATCAATCATTTTATTAGAAAGCGTGTTTCGCATACAAAAAGCAATATCACTATTTAATTTCTGAGAAGCTGTTATAGCAAAAATAACTGGTTTTGCATTTGGATTTTTAATTCTATTAACAAGATTTTCATCATTCATGCATGTTAAAGGAGAATATTCACAGTCTCTTTCTTCATCATACATTACTTTTGCAAGCATATCAAATATAGAAATACCTGCATTCCGTAAATCAAGCACAATATAATCTGCGCTAAAATCTTCATATAATTGTCTAATACGTAAAGCTTGCTTTGAAGTATCTCCCCCTTGTATGCTTTCAATATATGGAACAACTCTTTTGTAACCCATTTTTACTTCTACAGAATTATTACTAAAAATACTGCTTTCCGGTAATGCTCTTATACAAGAAAATACCGAATTATCATTTTTCTTATCTTGCACAAATGCCATATCACAAGCAACAATACGAATTTCCCCATCTTGTTTAGGAATTTCATGAGGATTTTTCTTTTTACAACGAACATCATCAATTAATCTCGGATAAAATGGCTTTTTAGATCTTTGATTCTTCATTATCATGTCATATGTAAAGAAAGCGTCGGTATTATCTTTTACTCTTTCATTTAAATATTCAATGCGCCATGATATATTGTCTATTTTTTTCTTTTCAGTTCTTAATTGCTCGAATGTACGAATATTGTGCATTAAAGTAACAGATTCATCAAACGCAAGAAGACATTTAGGCTCTCCCTCAAGCATACCCTTAAAATTATCATCAACAATTTTCCACATCCAGTGTCCATTATCATACCAACTTGAACTTATATATATATTAACTGGCTCTTCTTTAAGTTCTGGCATTTTATTATAAGGTTCAATAAGCATATATGGGCGCGAACGAATAATTTGAAAAGGAGAGAGAATATTATCATCAATCTTCTTAGCTATTTGTCTAAACTCTTCCCTAACACAAGCTGTACTTCTATTACCGCGTCCATTTTCATTTGCGGTAACAACAATAATAGTCGCACCATTGTGAAATTTTACTATTGTTTCATTTCCGCTTTTATATATTCTATCAATTTCCCGTCTTAACTGTGGTGATATATTCATTAACTCTGTTTCAATTTTTTGAGTAACAATAAGTTTAGCTTGTCCTTTAGTTCCAGATGCTAATACCACCTGACTTCCCGGATAAAGAATACATCTACAACAAGAATATATAGCAATAATAAAAGATTTTGCAGCCGCACGAGAAGCAATGATAACAACAAAGTTACATATTCCCATTAAATATAAAATAATAACTTGATATAAATGCAACTTAATATTTAAATAATCTAATACAAATCTATGTAAATTTCTTCTGAAAAAAGTAGCCCATAAAAAAACGTTATGAACATTCTTTGGATTACTTAGAAAATGTGTAGTAGGAAAATTTTTATATAAGTTTTCTTGCTTTTCGTCTGCGTATTGTTTAATTGTCGATATTTCCATAGTTGTCACCATTTTCGACATTAAACTCTTTGTCTCTATCCTTTGTTCCAAACATAAGATTTTTTAAAGGACGATATATAATTCTCTTTAAATAATCGCCAAGTCCATCGTGATCTTTATAAAGTTTTTTATCTTTATAATACTCTTCTGGTGTATATATACCAATTGTCGCAAGCGTAACACCAAGTGTCTCATTTTTACTGTTATCTACTTCTTCTATCGCTTTTAAGCCCGCTTGTTCAAATAATTTCTGATACGAATTAGTGAGTTTAATATATTCATCGACATTAACATTACTATTTGTCATTGATTTTATTTGTAACAACTTAGTAGTACATAAATCTTTAATAAATATTTCTTGGTTTTCATTACAATTTGGATTTTGTTTTTTAAGCATCTGATAATGATCTTCAAGAACTATATAATCAGATGAAGAGTACATACCTACTCCCCATCTCTCAACAACAAGCTGACTTAAACCAGTTTCTCTCATTATGTTTTCTTTGGCACTCAAATTGTTATTAAATGTTTCATCTATATATGTATCGTAAGTTTTTCCAACATACTTTATAAGACAGCTTAATCTGAGATAACTCTTAAATCGTGTAAAGACATCCTTTACATCTTTAATATTATTAAGAATATTTTCACTCAAGTAGATATCTAAATGCAAACACATTCTTTTTATTACTTCGT